GCCCCTGTTCTTTAGATCAAATTTGTGAAGCGGTCGATCTTGATGTTAAGGATTTGATGCCGCCGAAGATTGTGAAAGAAGAAGAGCCGCGCCTTACACTTGTCAAGGCTTACAGTTATTTTGATGAGAACGGTGAACTTCTTTTTCAGAAGCAACGGTTCACGGATCAGTTCGGGAAGAAAACTTTCCGTCAACGTAAACCTGACGGTCGCGGCGGATGGTCTTACAGTCTGGGTGCGACACCAAAGATTTTGTATAACCTTCCAGCGGTTATGGCTGCCAAGGCTAACGGTGAGCATATATGGGTTGTTGAAGGCGAGAAAGACGCTGACGCTGTTAATGAGACAGGCGAAGTTGCTACAACAATGCCGAACGGTGCAGGTTCATGGGCGGCACTTCATACAAACGCTTTAGCCGGCGCGTCAATAACCATTATCGCTGACAACGATAAGCCAGGTATTGAGCATGCGATCAACGTCTACAATCAACTCACGGCCGCAGGATGTCAAGTTGAAATCGTACGGCCACCAGACAACGCGAAAGATATCGCCGAACTACTCGGCCGCGACGGCACGCTAGGACAACTTTTAACCGTCGACCCCACCGAGATACCAGAAGAACCTTTAGAAGAGCCTGACGAGTTCTCAGGGGTGCTCTCCGCCATAGAAAAACTTGCATCCAACCCCAGACTCACGACACAACAAAAAGTTACCCGCGCACAACAAGCACTCGACCGTATGCAAATGGGCGACGACCCATTCGAAGACAACGGTTTACTCGTCGACTGGGAAGACTTCATCAACGAAGAAGCCGACGACAGTTACGACTGGGTCATCCCAGGGGTACTCGAACGCGGAGAACGAGTCATCGTTGTTGCCGCCGAAGGTGTCGGTAAGACTATGTTGGCGCGTCAAGTCGCAATCTGTTCCGCCGCCGGCATACAACCATTCACACGATCAACAATGAAGCCGATCACAACATTAACAATCGACCTCGAAAATCCGGCGCGTATCATTCGCAGAACATCAACAAAGATCATGCGGCAAGCACAAGAGATGGGGCGCGTCAAAAAAATTAATGCCCACATCCTCATCAAACCAGCAGGCCTAAACCTACTAAGTGCCAAGGACAGGGTGCTCGTAGAAGACGTCATAGAAAAAACCAAACCAGACCTCATCTGCATCGGCCCCCTCTACAAAGCATTCACAGACCCAGGAACAAAAACCAGTGAAGCGGTAGCAATCGAAGTAGCAAAATACTTAGACACAATCCGCACCCACTACAACTGTGCCCTATGGATGGAACACCACGCACCACTCGGATCATCAATCGGCGGCCGCGACCTACGCCCCTTCGGATCAGCGGTCTGGTCACGCTGGCCAGAATTCGGTCTCGCATTAGAACCCGATCCAACAGCCACAGAGAGATATACTTATAATGTTAAAAACTTTCGAGGAGAACGCGACGTACGCAACTGGCCTAAACAGATGCAACGCGACACCACGTTCCCCTTCAAAGTAACGGAATACCTAACGTTGGACTAATGAGCAACATATCCAGAGAGTTCCTAGCCGAACGCGACCTACGAATCTTCAAGATGCGTCAAGCCGGCGTATCAGTGTCAGAGATCGCGCGTCGATTCGGTGTCACGGTGAGCGCATGTAACACTGCGATCCAACGCCAGTTACAGAAACTCAACAAAGAAGCATTGATGGCGTACCCGGAAGTGCTTCGCATGGAACTTGAACGCCTCGACGCTTTACAACAATCAGCCTGGCCGTTGACACAGCATCGTAAAGTAACTTTGGATGACGGTACGGAGATCACGGCTGACCCAGATTTGAAAGCAATCCAGCAGGTTCTGATGATTATGGATCGTCGCGCTAAACTCCTCGGTATGGAACAGACTACGATTGCTCTTACGGTGGACACAAGTGAGTCAGCGCAGCGCGCAACTTTAGCGGGCGCCGATGGTGCTGCTGCAGTGGGGGCTTTCTCTGCTGAGTCTGAGGCGCGTCAGTTACTTGCTTTGATGGGCGCGTCAGGTGTACTGCCAGCAGAAACTGTGCAAGAGATTTTGAGTATTGAAGCCCCGCAGGAAGTAGTAGAGTTGGAGCCCCGGGACGGTGGCGCGTGAGCGAAGACAATCTAATCTCTGCGGTAGACCATGTGGCCGAAACAATAAACCTTACGCGCGTGAGTAACATCGGTTCTAAGCCTGGTTCGCCGGCATCGAAACAAGTTTTGATTCGTGCTACAGAAGAGGACCACAACCGGTGGAAATTGGCTGCAGAAAAAACAGGTCAGAATCTTAGCGAATTCATACGCGACTCCCTCAACGGGTCCGCACGAGAACTACTCGAATGCACCCACCCACCAGAATTCCGCCGCTGGAACGTCCGCGCAGAAAAATGTTTAAAATGTGGCCTAAAAATTCTGTAAAAAAATATATTAAAAAAGTGTAGAAAAAAAATGGAAACACTACTCATCGCCACAACACTCATACTCCTACTCCACCTCACAAACCAAACAACAAAGAAGAAACCATGAACCGCCCAGGCCGCAAACCAACAACCAACCCCACCCTCACAATCAAACTCCCCAACCAAATCAAACAACACCTCATCGACGTATCAAACCTCAACGACATGAGCATCACCGAATACCTCATCACCCTCATCAAACGCGACGCCAGCACCCCCCTATGACCAGACCCCCACAACCAGCCACAACAAACGGAACCGTACACATCCAAATACGAATCCCAGGCTGGCTCAAAAACACCCTCATCACACGAGCCACCGAACTAGACACCAGCATCAACGCACTACTAGTAACCGCCATCAAAAAATGGTTAGAAGAAGACGGCACCCTACCCCAGCCACCACCAGCCGCACACCCGCTCCCCACCACCGCAGACCAGATACGTGCATGGGCACAAGGAATCAAACTCACAGGGCCGTGCGGTAAAACAGATTGTTCGGCTCGTACCGGTGGGATTTGGGAGACTGACTTAATGGGGTTTTGTCGCGAGTGTGGTATTAGGGTTGTTTAGTTTTTAGTTGCCCCACATTTGGGCGATTGTGGGTCGTGTTGGTTTGATGTTTTGGCGGCGTTGTTCTGCTGCGAGTTGTCTGGGGGTGAGGCCTGCCCATACTCCGTGCATGTCTGCTGCTGGGTATTCTAGTGCGAGTTTGAGGCATTGGGTTTTTACGTCGCAGTGTTTGCAGATTTGTCGTGCTTGTGTGATGTATGTGATGTCTTTGTATTCTTTGGGGAACATGAGGTTGGTTTTGCCTTTGCAGTTGGCTTGTTGCATCCATGTTGGTTTGGGTTCGAGCATGTTGGTTTTTCTTTGTGGTTGGTGGTGGGGGGTTTTGGGGGGTTGTGGGGTTTGTTGTGTGTATGTCTGTTTGGATTTATTTGTCTAGTTTGTTTTGATTTGTTTGATTTTTTTGATCCAGGGTTTGGGGATGGTGATGCCGTGGGCGACGTGTGTGTCGTTGATGAGGGCTATGAGTGTGATGTGGGTGGGTGTTTCGTTCCATAGGTAGCCGAGTGAGAGTGATCGTGCTGGGGTTTGTTCTGTGGCTTCGTCTGGGGTGGCCCAGTCTGATCCTCCTACGGATACGGCGTCTTCCCATAGGATTTCTACGATGGTGAGGGGTTGTTTGCCTTCCCATGTGGTTTGGATGATTTGTTCTAGGTCGTGGTTGGGTGTGGTTGTTTTTCCGAGGCGTTTCATTGGTGTGTCTTTCGGGTTAGATGATGTGGAGGTTTCCCCAGCCGTCTGGTTGGGTGGTGAGGGTGAGTGTTCCTGGGCGGGTTTTGACGCCTTTTGCGTCGGTGAAGTAGTCGCCTACGTTGGTGAGGGATGGGCAGATGAAGAGTGCGCGTCCTTCTTGTTCTTTGATGTTGAGGTGGTGGTAGTGGCCTGTGATAAGGATGTCTGCGTCTGCTACTCCTGGGTAGCCGCGTCCCATTGATTGGTCTTTCCACCAGTTCCATACTCCGTTGGATGCGCCGCCTGCTGGTCGGGTGACGTGTCCGTGTGTTAACGCGAGAATAGTTCCGTTTAGATTTATGGAGAGTGCGATCTCGTCGCGTGATAGTCGGAACCCTACATGTCCGTAGGCGTCT